GACCGATCATCAGTTAATCCGCTCCCTCGTCACGTCCGGGTATCTCGGCACCGCAAAGTTGGAGACGGCCATCAGGTTGTGCGACCAGATGTGACCACGAGCAGTGGTGGCCTCAGCGAGCTGACAGTGCCAGTACTCCCGGTACTCGTTCATGGTCCACCTGATCCGGTAGTCCCGTTGCTCGAACAACTCCTCCAAGGTCCAGAAGTTCTCAGCCAGCTCAGTCTGATCGGAGCCATAGGCGTAGACCGAGATGTTCTCCACCACCATGTTGGGAACCGCGTGCACCAGGTAGTCCCCGCCCAGGATCGGTGAGGTGGCTAGCGTCTTACGCCAAGTCTTGGAGGTGGTGTCACGAGTGCCCTCGGCGTTGATCCGGTACCGCACCTGGTCATTGAGGTTGATCCACTGCGAACCCCAACTGATCTCCACGGTCGTGTACTGCAAGCCGCTCATCGCTTACCTCCCAGTGCCGCCTGCGAGAGCGCCTGCACTCGCTGCCGGTTCCGCAGCTTGTTGATCAACTCGTTCGGATCCTGTGCCTGCACCGTGATCGCACCGGTGAAGGTGGTGCTCCGGTCGATCTGGTAGCTGTGGAAAGTATGCGCCAACACCGGCTGTGAACCGTGCACGTTGGTGCTCTTGGCACTGAGTCCAGCCGTGGACTTTCGCATCACGTCGGAGAGGAAGCCAGCGCCCCGGTCGTTCAGCGGGATCACTGCCTCTGGGCCACGCTCCCCGATACCGATGGTCTGCGCACCAGAGAACACCGAGCCAGAGCCGTACCAACCCTCAGGGTCGGTGTAGTTCTGGTAGGCCTGGCGGGCCATCTTGTTGATCTCCTTGGACCACCAGCCATCCTTGAACAGACCACCACCCAGCTTCACCTTGGCAGCCGCACGCTCCACGTCCGGGTATCGACCCTTCAGGATCGAGCTGAGACGGTCAGCGTTGGAGTTCGGTGAGTCGCCACCGTGGACGGCCAGACCCATGAATCGATCCAGCTTCTTCAGCAGATCGGGAAGCATCGGCGGGTTGGGACCGTAGTCGGCACCACCCAAACCATCCTCACCGCGCGCGAAGGACGAAAGCTGAGCATGGCTCCGAGCACCGGGATCCAGACGTGAGATGCCGTGGATGTGAGCACCAGATCCAGCCGAAGCAGCACCAGGGATGTTACGAGCCCAGGCGGCGAAGCCGACCCGGCGCATCCAGTACTGCGCCTCGAAGTCACCTGGACCGGTGTCCACCACACCAGGTCCCATGTGCGAGCTACCGGAGTAGGAGGTGTAGGGCTGCCATGAACCCTGCATCACCCGAATGTCTCGACCACCCAGTTTCTCGGCCAGCATGATCTGCGCCTTGGTAACTGCTGAGACCGGCTCGCCGTCCATGTAGGTCCGGGCTGAGGGATCGTAGACGCCACCACGAGCGAAGTGCTGGCAGCCCTCGTGGAACTTGCCAGCGCGAGCGTTGGCGTTCATCTTGGAGATGGCCAGTGGACCACCCTGAGCGCGTACCCACTCCGGAACCATGATCGCTTCACCACCAGACAGGTGAAGCTGCCCACCAGTAGGTGACACGAAGTGGTGGATGTCGTTGCCAGGGGTGTATCCGGGGAGGACGCCACCACCGGAGTAGTAGTAGTCCTGCGGGCCACCCATGCCCGTGCCTTGGTTGTCGTTAGACGGAATCTTCGGGGCCTTGTACTTGAACCCGAACACCTGACTCATGTGCTCCATGAGCTGGATGCCCTCAGCAGTGGCATTCACGTCCAGACCTCGCAGCGCGTCCAGCACCACCTTGGCCTGCTTGGCCGCAGTACCACCCAGCTTGCGGGTAGACCGCTCCAGAACCTGCTCCAGGTTCCCGCCGATCTCCTTGGCCATGCGGTTCATGTCGTCGCGCGCCCGGTCCATCGACTTCTTGAAGTCGTCGGCCATCTGGTCTACCGCGATGCCGTAGTCAGTAGCGCCACGCCGCATCGACTTGGAGAAGTCCTCCTGCTGACGACGCTGAGCCCGCTCGTAGTCGTCACCCTGACGCTCCATGGAGCGACGGAAGTCCTCCTCCATCCGAGCCATCTGCCGCTCGAAGTCTTTGTGGGACCGCTCCACCTGACGCTTGAAGTCCTCAGAGGCCCGCCGCCGAGCGATGTTGTACTGCCGCTGGAACTCCTCCCATTCCTTGGAGGACTCGTCCTTGGTGAGTTCTGCGGCAGCCTCCAGCCGCTTCCTCACCATCTTGTTGAACTCGCTCACCATCTCCGGGTTGCGAGCCATCTCGGAGACAAACCGAGCCAACTGCTGGGCGTTCGCAGAATCGGTGAGACCCAGCTGCTGGATCACGTCATCGGAGACACCCATGTTCCGGAGCCGGTCCAGGTTGTTGGACTGCTCCCGCATCCGCTGGAGCTGGTCCTGAGCGTTCACCAGCAGGTAGGAGGCGGAGTTGGTGCTCTCGACCTTGACCCGCTCGTAGACGTTGTACATCGACTGAGCGGACTGCTCCACCATCATCCGGACCTGGTGCTGGTAGTCCCGCTCCTGCCGCAGACGCGACCGCTGGAAGTCAGAGCGGTTCCGCTGGATGGACCGCTCGAAGTCAGTCTCAGAGCGACGACGACCCCGCTGGAAGTCGGACTCAGCCCGCTCCCGCGACAACTTGTAGTCGAACTCCTGTCGCACCCGAGTCAGGTGGAAGTCTTCCTGTGCCCGCTCCCGAGACCGGTTGTAGCTCTCATCCATCCGCTCGCGCTGAGTGTCGTAGTCCTCCTGCGAGCGCTCCATCGAGATGTTGAACTCGCGCTGCTGGGCCAACAGCTGTTTGAAGTACTGACCCTGCTCCACTGCGCTCTGCATGAACGACTCGATGGCTTCGGCCTGCTGAGTTGCGTTCTCATTGGTGACCGGAGTCATGTTGGCGATGTCTTGGGTCAACCGGGTCTGCAACGCAAAGCCCTGCGCCCTGCCCATGAACGGCATCCGGTACTGGAGCGCCTGCTGGGCGCGGCCGGTGACCGCCTGGAGCAGCTCGTACTCGCGGGAGTTCTCGTTCTCGTAGGCGTTCTGGCCCTCTTCAGAACTGCGGATGATCCCCCGCCAGCCCATGCCCTTGCCGCGCATGTCGCTGACGATCTCGTTGACGCCCCGGTAGAAGAACGCAGCGTTCTCCTGGAACTGGATGGCACTGGCAGCACCCGGAGACTCCACCAGCGATGCACCAGCAGCTCCAGAGGCGCGCAGCCGATCCCAGCCACCGGTGTACTTACCCGGCAAGGCGATCTGGTTGAGCATCGCGACCCAAGCGGTGTTGTCCCCGCTTTCCAGAGCCTGCTTCGAGGTGTCGATCACGTCCTGGGCGGTGTAGCCCAGCTCCTCCAACTGCGGCGTGATGGTCTGGAGAGCCATGTCGAGCTTGTTCCAGTCCTTCTCGGACCCGTAGTCGAAGTCATCGATAGGAGTGCCAAGTCGAGAAGAGATCGCGGAGAAGGCAGTGACTACATCCTGCTCTTGCTTCTTGGCCTTCTCGTAGTTGTCTCGCGCCTCAGTGATTGGATTCTCGCCAGTGGCGATGTGCTCCATGAACAGACTGAACTTCGACCAAGTGTTCTTGATCGAGGTGTCCTTGGTGAACCCGATCCCCAGGTCCTCCAGGAACGGGATGCCGCTCTTGGCACCTGTGTAGAGGCCATCGATCTTCGACCAGTCATCACGTAGCAGTTGGCCTGCTTGCCACTGCTGTGTCAGGCTGCCGTTCTTCTGAGCGTCCAGCCACATCTGGTAGTTCTCGTTCTTGGTCTTGTTCTGTCCGTAGACATCCATGACCGAACCAAGACCGAAGCCGAGCGCACCACCAACGCCACCGAACATCAGACCAGTAGCGCCGTACATCAGCGCGTTGGACTCCACTCCCATGGAACCCATCGCCAGCATTCCACCGATGCCAGCCAACTGAGCGCCGTTGTTGCGAGCTAGCCAGCCACCAGCCTTGCCCAGACCCTGACCAGCCAGCAACATGGTGTTCGCGGCAGCCGAGGTCATGGCACCAGCCAGCACACCAGCACCACTGGCAGCCCTGGCGAAGGCAGCACTCAGTACACCAGCCTCACGGACCACCGCTGCGTTAGAGGCGCTACGAGCGGCTGCCGCAGCAGCAGCGCTACTGGTGACCCTGCCGTCATCGGTGACGCGGACATCGCGGTCGAACAGTGACGTGCCTCGGTCGACGCCCATCTGACCAGAGCCAGGTGTCGGCGTGTAGGCGGTCCGGGACCGGTAGGAGTCCTTGAACTGCTGCCACGGAGTACGTGGGTCGTTGAAGAGTCGCTGCCGCTGGGTCGGGTCGTTGTAGCCCGCGAACCCCAGCGGCGAGAAGATCGGCGCACCAATGTTGCGCAGACCCCAGCCAGTGGCGTTCAGAGCACCAGCGACACCACGCTGCCACAGCGGAGTCCCGCCACCGAAGTACCCAGACATGGTGGCGGAGGCACTGCCCATCCGCTGGGTGGTGTTGTATATCCCGCGCTGGAACCAGGAGCCCTGGTGTGCGATCTGCTGACCGGTGGGTCCGTACAGACCACCCCCGCCAATTCGACTGAAGCCCTGCTGTCCTTCACGGAAGCCACGGAAACCAGAACCACGCAGGAACAGCGCAGCGGTGGCCAGCTGTGCCAGTGGCCCAGCAGCAGTCAGGATGCTGCCTGCAATACCAGCGACGGCACCACCCAGTGCCGCGACACCAGCGATCACGTCACCCAGTGGTCCAGCCATCATGTTCCGGAAGGCAGCACTGATCGCGGTGACGCCCTTCAACACGCCCACTACCGCTGGCTCGAACTTCTGCCCGAAGAGTTCAGCGGTTTCCATGACGTTCTGCTTGATCTTCTGGAACTCGTCAACGATGCCCTTCATCGAAGCCGCAGCACCCTCAGCAGCCGCGCCGTTGTAGGCGTCAGGGTTGTTGGCCTCCATCACCGCAGCGCGCAGACCACCAGACTGCTGGGACATCGCGGTGATGGCCCGCATCGTCCGCATTCCATCCAGGCCCAGCCGGTTCAGTTCGGTGACGGCCCTGGGACCCATGGAGTTGAGACGCTCGAAGATCTGGAGAACCTTCTCCGAGCCGTCCATGGACTTGAACGAGTCCATGGTGACATCAATCAGAGCAGAGTACTTGGCCAGATCAGGAGAGCCGCTCTGGGTGGCATAGGCGATCTGGCTGACGATCTGGTTGAACGCGTTGGCGGCGGTGTAGCCGTCCTGACCAGCCTTGGCGAAGGCAGTGGTGACGCCGAGGATCTCGTTGGAGCTCAACTCCAGCAGCTTGCCCACCGGGGTGATCTGGGCAGCGAAGTCAGCCAGCCCGGTAGCGGACAGCGAAGTCTGCTGCGAGAAGTAGGTGAGCTGGTCAGCGTACTTCCGGGTGGTGTTACCACCAGCGGTATCACCCATCACCTTCTGGAGCTGGAGCACCGAGGTGGCCAGACCGGATGAAGATTCTCCGGTGGCCTTCGACATGTCCATGAAGATCTTGGACGTGGTGGTGAGATCGCGCTGAGTCTTGTTCTCCGTCAGCTTGTTGATGCTCTCCACCAACTTGGCGCTCTCACCGGTGGAAGAACCATAGGTGCGACGCAGGCCCTGGACAGCCTTGGTGTAGGCCTCCATGGATCGTGTCTCTTCGACACGGGTGCGGGTGGTGATCGCCGCCTGTGCGTTCAGGCGAGCCATCTGGTTCTCATACGAGGCCCAGGCTGCAGTGGCAGCGGTGATCATCGCGACATCAGCCGCAGCGATGCCCAGCGAGATCTTGCCTGCACTCTTGGTGAGGTTGGAGATCTGCTTGGTGAGCGTGTCGACCGAGGAGACGAGCGAGTCAGTAGTCGTAGCGGACGACTGCATCGCCCGGTCGTACTGGCTGTTGTCAGCTGTCAGTACGACGTTCGGGTTGATCGTCTCCTCGGCCATATCACTCCTCTGACCTCATCATCTTCGCTCTACGCTTCGCTGTCACGGTCATCTGCGCCTTTAGCGCAGGTGTCGTGGGTACCAGTCTGACATTGGTACCCGGCAATGACTTGTTGCTTTGCGTGTCGGTGAAGACGCTCTTCTGGTAGCAGCCCTGACACAGCTCCTCGACAGCGGTATAGGCGAACCTATTCTCTTCCCACTCCCAAGGAGCTGTGCCGCAACTAGAACACCTAGTCGCCTGCTCCAGTGCGAACGCCAGAGTTTTGGCCCTGTCCTCCGTGTCCCAGGTGAGGAACGTGGAGTGTGGGATGCCCTTCTCGTAGCAGTAGGACATCTCCAGCTGAAAGTTAGGGTCTGCCCTCAGCCGTTCACGTTGAAAGGGATGTCGAGACCCCGGTTGTTCAGCTCCACCGCGTTCCGGAACAGCACCATGAGGTCACCACGAGACCAGGCCGGGGAGTTCCAGATCTCCTTGGCGTCTGCCTCGGTGAGTTCCGGTTCCACACAGACCGCAGCGATCAGAGCAGGTGCGAACGTGTCGATATCGAACGACGCACCTTCCATCCGCTGCTCGGCCTTAGGCGGGTGCTTGGAGACGAGCTTGTCGTACTCCCGCATCCCGATGGCCTGGTACTTCATGGTGACCTCGACCTGCTCACCATCTTCGTTGGTGAAGTAGAGCGAGAACTCCGTGGACGCACGGCTCTTGGACTTCAGCAGGTCCAGAGTCGCGGCCTTGGAGTTCTCCCTCTGCTTGTTGCGTGCAGCCTGGGTCTTCACATCAGTGTCGGACATTGTTGCCTTCCTTGGGCGGTAGGAAAGTGACTCTATTCAGTTAGGGGGTGGATCAGGCAGCGATGGTCGCGGCCTCAGCAGGCTCCTCGTTCACCGAGCAGGAGACCGTGAAGGTCAGCACCGTGTTGGAGGACATGTTGGCCATGGTGCGCGAGGTCACCATCACCGGCCAGATCTCCACCTCGTCAGTGGCAACCGGGAGGTTGTCGGCACCAGTACCGCCGAACCGGCTGATGATGAAGAAGCCGCGAGTACCACGCGGGAGAGCCTCCCAGGCAGCGTCGTCTTCGTCATCGCGGTAGAAGTCGGCGTCGAAGGTCGCAGCCGAGGTACCAGAGGTGCTGGTCTCGAACAGCGAGTCGAAGCTGGGGGTGGGAACCGTGTTGCCACGGCTCGAAGCGTTCAGCGAGATCACGAACGGGGTCAGGTCAATAGCCCCAGCCACCTGAGCAGCGGTCGGCGCGTTGATGTCGGTGATCGAGCCAGCCGCAGCGAACCCAACCCAAGTGTTCTCGTTAGGGATAATGCGAGCCATCGTTACTCCTTGGTCTCAGTGAACAGCTCGTACTGGTTCACGTCGGTCGGCTTCTTCTCCTTGGTCTCCTTCTCGGGAGTCTCCTTGGAGTTTTCGCTACTTCCATCTTCTACAACGGTCCAGCCGTTCCGCTTCCAAACAGAGAGGGACTGCTCGGCCACCTGAGCCTTGCTGCCGTCCTTCTCGATCTCCACGAACTTGGGTCGAGGCATCTCATCTCTCCTTACTGATCCACACGTCAAAGGTGTCGGCCTGGGTGAAGTAGTCCGGGTAGGCACTACCTATCTTGTTGGTGCTCCCGATAGCGCTGCAGGAGATCTTCTGGATCCGCCAGTTCCCGTTCTCGGTGGTCACCGACTCCCGAGCGATATTCACCAACGCCTCCCGCATCCGATCCGCCAGCGCCTCTGCCTGACGCCGTGAGACACCTGCGTAGAACACCGAGTACCCGAACCGCCACTCCGTACCAGTGTCGCTGAGAGCGCCATCTACCCGCTGTGGCTGCCCTGCCAGCGGCGTGAGAGTCATCCACGGGGTGAAGGTCGAGGAGTCGCTGTTGGGCTCTCCAGCCCAGCCGTACTCGACATCCGGGAGGGTGTCATCGCCCACCGGGAAGTTCTCGGTCAGCAACTCGTTGAGGATCCTGGTGGTGATGGGACCGCGTGCCGGTGTGCTGGGCATCAGGCGACCTCCCTCATCAGGTACTTCACGTGTGCGTCAGCGACCGCAGGACCCAGTGTCTCCACCCAGGCGTCGAAAGCAGGGCGCACGAACGGCTGCGCCTTGGTACCGGGGTGCTGCACCCGCTTCACGATGACCGTCTTCCCGTTCACCTTGAACGCCAGCGCCTTCTTGTTCTTGGGCTCGATGATGTGGGGCTTGGTGCCGTACTCCACGTAGGTGGCGTGCGCGGCAGTAGGGCCGACCACGACCCTCCCAGGCTGCACCTGCACCCCGATGGACTCCCGCAGTTCACCGGTGTCCACCGGCACTCGGATCTCCATCTCGGTGACCAAGAAGTTGGCGCTCTCCACCATCACCTGGTTGGTGGTGATCTCCGCGTTCTTGGCAGCACTCCGCAGTGCCTCCGCCAGCTTGGTGATGTCAGCAGAGGCGACAGCAGGACCACCGAAGGTGGCGATGGCGTTGGCAGTGCTCATAGCGAGACGGACTTCTTGTTGTTGGCCCTGGCGCTCCTCAGGAACTCAGAAGAGGGAACACCACGACGGTCCATGTAGACGGGGTTCTTCAGACCCTTCTTCCGCTGCCATGGACCTGAGTTGTTCAGCTTCACCAGCGTGCCCTTGCTGGACAGGTTCACACCAGAGAAGGTCTGGTACCGGGCCTTGGTGATTCGGTTCTTGACTGCCACAGGGGGCGCACCAGCGGTGTAGGACCTTCGGTAGCTGACCATCGTGTACTTCCGATCACCTACGGGCTTTCCCTCAGCGACACGCTGTTCCCGGCGCGTCTCCTTTGCCCTGATCCTGTTGTTATACGAATGGCTTCGACCGTTCACGCGCTGATCCAGAGTCTTCGGGTCGTCCTTGATGGGACCCTTGCCCTTGCGGGCCTCGATGCTGCTCCTGAGTCGAGCTCGTTCGGCTCTCGTCAGTTCGACAGCCCTCTTGGGAACACTGGGGTGACGGTAGATTGAGGTGGATCTCGGCCTAAGCAGGCTCTTGGAGATGTCGCCGTGCTCGACTCCGAATGCGCTGATCACTTCTCGCTCACCATCTTCACCACGTAGCGACGGGTAGCCCGCATCGCACCGGACTTGGACGAGGACTCCACCTGGAACCGCTTGTTGGTCATCGAGGGATCACTAGGAGACGCGGTGATCACCACCTCGTCGTTCTTCTTCAGGATCGGGCTGTCCCACGGCAGTGAGAGCTGAGTCTGTTGGATGTCGATGTCTGCGTCTCCCACCACGATGGCGGAGGCACCAGAGATCTCCCAGAGCCGACACGGACCCTCGTACAGCGTGGTACGGGTGCCAGGCGTGTACACCAGCGTGTCGTCAGCATGGTTGCCCTTTACCACCCGCTCTGCGCGACAGGTGTACTCCATGACCCCCTCGACGCGACTCCGGATGTAGGAACGCGCCGTAGAGGTGATGATCGGGATCTGGGGCATGGGCTACTCCCCCGGCTGATGCTCGGCCACGTAATACCGAGAGTTCCGGGACCCGTAGTCCTGGAGACCTGCCTCCAAGTCGTCGTGCATCCCGGTACCGAAGTTGAAGGGTGCAATGTCGTGCGCTTGCCCCTCGTAGGGGGAGACGCCGCCCACGTCTGGAAGTCCCCCTACGAGGAGGTTCTTGTGCTGCTGGCGTAGGGAGACTGCGAGATCGCGGAACTGCTGAGCGACCTGTCCGAGTCCCACGTTCACGCCGTCAGCGGAGATGGAGGCCTCACGGGCGTACCGGGCGGCAATCGTGTCGGCAGCCATGGCAGCCACCATCTCCATGGTTCCGTACACGTCCTTCCACTTGGTGATCAGCCAAGCGATCTCTTCATCCTGAAGGAACGGCTCATCGCTGTTCGTGTCCTGAATCAGGAACCGAACAGTGTCCTTGTCGCTCGCATCAGGCGACATGTACGAAAAGGTCATACCTGACCAGGCTTCTTCTTGCTGCGGTAGGCGGCGTAACCACCACCACCAACACCACCGGCTGCTACTGCACCAGTAGTGCCGGGCTTAGAGGCCATGGCAGCACCAGCGCGGAGCATCCCCATGCCGACCTTGCCCTGAGCTCGCTGACCAGCACTGGGGGTCTCCCGAGAACCGTTGATGAAGCGGTTGGCGGCGTTCCGGTTCACAGCGTGACCAGCGCGAGCCATGCCATGACCCATCTTCAGGCCAGCAGCCTGGAACGGCTTCTTGGTCTTGCTCGCAGCGCCAGAGAAGGACCCAGGCATCCGGAACGCCTTGGAGACCTCACCGTGATCTACGCCGAACGCCGAGAGACTCATCCCACGATCCCCTTCCGGTTCTTGCCGTTGCGCTCAGCGGCCAGCACCCGCTGCCGCTCCTCCTCAGAGATGTCGGACTCCAGGTACTCGATCACCTCGGGCGCGTTGTGCTCGGAG